GCGCGGCCGGAGCGATGTTGAAACCGGAGTTAGCCATAGGTGTGATTAGTAGGGATTAGGGATTAGGGAAAATTAGGAGAGGCGGCCGAAGAGGATGGCGGCCTTGTGCTTCTGGAGGAAGGCGATGCGGGCAGGGCCGGCAGGCATGGCGGCGTACTGCTCCTTCAACTGCTCGACAGTGGCGGCAGGGGCTTCGGCCTTCTCGGCGGCGACGGGGGTCGTGCCGGTGGAGGCGACGATCTCGGCGGCCTGCTTGGCGGCGGAGACGTGGGTCAGTTCCAGGGCGGCGACCTTCTCGGCGAGGGCCGCGACTTCGGCGGTGAGTTCGCCGATGCGGGCATCCTTGGCCACGATGTCGGCCTTGGCGGCGGACAGTTCGTCGGCGGCGCCGACAGTCAGCTTCTCGACAGTGGCGCGCAGGTCGTCGCGCTCAGTCGTGAGGGCGAGGGCAACAGTGCGCAGCTCGGAGAGTTCAGCCTCGGGAGTCAGTTTGCTCATGTGTTCTTAAACTTGGAGAAGTGGTCAAAGGTCAGAAGGCGGCGAGGGCTTCCTCGAAGGAGTCGGCCAGCCCGGTGACGAGCCCCAGGCGCACGGCCTCACGGCCCGAGAAGGTGCCGCCGGTGAAGGCGTCCTGCGAGACGTTGACGCGGGTGGCCTTCACGGACTCCTGGAATTCCTCGGCGATGCCGTCAACCTGGCGCTGGAGGTCGGCCACTTGGGCCTCGGTCAGGGACGTGCCTTCGATGCCCGCCCCCTTCAGGGGTGATTGGCTGGACTTGATGACTACCATCCGCACGCCGGCGTCGGCGTAAGCCTTGGAGTAGTCGGGCACAACCATGTAGACGCCCACGCTGCCGATGGAGCCCGAGGGCATGGCAACAAAACGATCGGCGGCGGCGGCCAGCCAGAGGGCGGCCGAGTTGGCTTCCTCGCCGTAGGCCATCGTGGGCTTCTTCATCCGGCGCATCTTGTTGGCGAGCTCAGGCACGCCGGCGACAGTCCCGCCCGGGGAGTTAACGCGGAAGGCAATCTTCTTCACGGCCGGGTCGGCCTCCATCTCGTCGATGGCCTTGGAGATGGCCAGCACATCGGACGCGCCCAGCATGCCCTCCAGGGGCGAGATGCCACGGCCAATCGGGCCGTCGATGGGGATGACGCCCTTGCCGGCGGCGGTGACGTAAGCCTCGGGGCGGGCGCCCAAGAGCTTCGACAGCACGTCGGAGAAGCCGTACTTGTCCAGGCGGGCGGCGTAGTCGCTGGCCTTGGTGGGGTCGATAAGCAGGGGCTCGAGGCCCTTGAGTCCGTTGGAGAAGATGAGGCGCATGGGTAAAGGTTATTCGGTAATCTCGTTGGTGTCGTCCTCGGGGACGGCGGAGGTCTTGGACTCCATCTCATCCTCCGCTTCGTCTTCCGCTTCGTCCTCGGCCTCATCCTCGGGGCTTTCCTCCGCTTCCTTGGCGGGGGCCTGCATGTTGGCGAAGCGCTGCATGGCCTCCTCGAAGGCCACCTTGCCGGCGGTTGCGGCGGTCACTTCCTTGGCGAACAGGATGTCCTCGACCAGTTCGGCGAAGGTTTTGCGGAAGTCGCCGCCCCGCTTCTTGGCGATCGCGGAAAAGGAAGTCAGGCCGGCACGCAGGTCCTCGCGGTCGTTCGCGCTGTCGCGGCCGTTGTCGATGCTCGGGCTCTGGGGCACGCTGAACTCAACGTCCGCCCACTTCGGGTCGTCGGGAAGTTCGCCGGCGGCGATGGCTGAGCCGATGCGCCACTGCCAGTCTGGGATGAGGTAGCAGTCGTGAAGCATGCACTGCTTGTCGCCGACGTAGCGGTCCGCCTTGCCGAGCACCATGCGCACCAGGGCGGAGCCCGCCTTGCTGCCGTCATTCACCACTTCGTAGGGTAGGCCACCCGCCGCGATCATGCGGGCAAGCACCGCGTTGAACATCTCCATGCTCTGGCGCGGGAAATTGGGGGCAACGCTCTTCAGGTCCTCACCGGGCTCGAGCACCAGCAGCTTGCCGCCCATCTGGGCGCCGATGTTGCCGAAGTCCGACGACGCGGTGCCGTTCAGGTCGGCCGCCATGCTCTCGTCGATAGCCCCGCCGTTCTTGGTAAGGATGGAAGGCACGTCCGTCACCTGCTTTGTCGCCCGCTTCTCCAGCTCGATGATCTCGGTCTGGTCCTGCATCGAGTTGAGGGCGTGGGCCATCGGGGGCAGGCCGTGGGCGCCGCTCGCCCGCTTGAAGTCGGCGATGTGGAAATAGGTGCCGGCCTTCTTCAGCTCGTACTGGCCTTCGCCGAACTGCACCCAGATGCCGATGACCTCGCCGTACTTGCCGAAGACAAAGCCGTCCCACGTGTCGGGGGTGACTTGGTTGGGCATCGTCGGGTTGACCACCCGGTGCCCTTCGATGATCTGCGTGGTCGCCTTGCCCTGGGCATCAGTGACCTTGAGGGCGAACACTTCGCCGTCCACCGCCCAGGTGTTGACGATGATGCGCTGGAGCTGCTCGCCCGTGTAGCGGCCGGTGATGTCGGCCTTGCGCGTAGCGCGGTAGTAGTAGTCCTCGTAAAGGCGGGCCTTGGACGGGTCGGCCGCGTGGCTCGTGGGCTTGGAGCCGTCCCCGACCACGTACATCACCATGTCGTTGACGTACTGCACCATCGAAGGGTAGTTCTTCTCCGCGTAGCGGGCCTTCTGCAGCAGGGACTGGCGATCGTACTGGCTAACGTCCTTGCGGGCGTCCTGCGGCGTCGAGCCGTACCAGGCGCGGCGGGCAAACGACATCCCCGCGTTCTGGAAGTTGGACGACCAAGCCTGAGCGGCCTGCGCCTTCGGAGCACCCTGCGCGCCAGCGGCGGGCTTCGGAACTTCGACGGCCTTGATGGTCTTCTTGCGGGGGGGCATAAATTAGAAGCTACGCGAGTCCCAACGGACGGCCACGACAGAAGTCCGGCGGAAGGCCGCGTACTGCTGCGGGTCGAGGTTGTACAGGGCATAGCCGACCTCGTCCAACATCTCCTTCGGAGGGAGGGCCCACTGCTTGGAGACGCTCGACCCAGAGTCGGAATAAGACACCACGTTCAAACCCTGCGTGATCGCGGCGACGGCCTTGGCCTTGATAGCCAGCAGCTCGTCTTCAGTGAGTCCGATGAATAGTCCTTTGGCCATGGTCAGGTCTTAACCTTGGGGCGGGGGTAAAGAGGGGACTGGCCGACGTGTTCCATGCACCCGAGCGCCGCAAGCCATTACAGCACCCCAACAACGCACCATCGGCCAGTCCTGGAGCAAAGGTGCCAACACTAGGAGAAAGGTCAAGTCAGGCATCGAGCGGCGCGGCCTCCCCTGCCCCTTCCCGCCCGACAATACCCCAGCGGACCGCCACCAACATGGCCAAGAGCTCACAGTCCAGGGCGTGGTTGTCCTTCTTGCCGGCGGGCAAAATCCACTGAGGTTTCCCCGTGCGGGAGTCGCGGACCCGCACCTCGGCGTTCATCTGCTCCACGTAGTCGGCCACAGTGTCGCGGGCGTAGGTGTGCACCTTGCGCACCCGCAGGCCAGAGAGCAGGTCCTTGCCGGCGAGGTTGGACCAGACGATCAGGCGGGCGCGGTTCGCCTGCCCGGGCACCACGTAGCTCTGCACGTCGGAGTAGAAGCGTTTGCTGGTCTGGCCGTCCCGGCCTTTGACAGTGAAGTCGTCCTGGCCCGAACCCTTGGCGCACTTCCACCCCCGCTTTGCCGTCTCGGCGTAGACCACCTGCGCGTTGTCGCCGGCGTCCACCACGACCAGGGCACGATGCACCCCGTGGACCTTGGTGAAGTTCTCCACGTCGCCCCAAGTCTCCAGCCGCGCAAAGGCCCGCAGGCGACTGTGCCCGGTCTTGCTCCAACTGCGGACAACCCCAAAAAAGTGTCCCCGTTGACAGTCGATTCCCGCCGTTCGGAAAGGCACCGACCCCTGCGGCGCATCCTTCTTGTCGGCCAGCGTGGCCTTCGGGGTGATCATGGCCTCGGCCTCCCAGTCGTCCGCAAGGGCATATTCGCTGGCCGTGGCCGCCGCCGCCATCGTGCCCGACTCCTCGGCCCACCACTGGGCAAAATACTTTTGCTTCACGATCCGGCGCTGTTCCTCGTCGCCGTAGGCTTCGCTGGCCTCCTTCGCTTTTAGGACGTCCACACCCAATGACCCCCAGCTCGTCGAGGCCAGCGCGTTGACGTTGAGGCCGACGAACCCAGCCTTCTGCGATGTCGTTGTAGCCACAAAGTCGCCGTCCTTGTTGCATAGTATCCGCATCTCGTTTGTGTCCTTCAGAGGGCTCTGGCACTTGGCGCACTCGTACGTCGTGCCCGACTCGACGCCGCGATGGTCCCACCCAGTGTCACGGCGGGCCACCTCAGGAAAGCGGACGTAGTCCCACAACCAGGGCTGGTAGTGGCCGCAGTCAGGGCAACAGAAGTTCCATGCCCGCTTGTCCGTCATCTCGTACAGGTTGAAGAAGTCGTCGCCCAAGATGCCGGGCTGGCTGGCGTAGAGCTTCTTGCTAGTCCACTCGTACGCCTTTGTGCGGCCCATCGACTCCTGCAGGGCGCCCTTCGGCCACTGCCAGACTTCGTCGCCAAACACGTACCGCGTCGTGATGCGCTGCAGGTCCTTGTGCGTCGTCGCGCTGTTGTTGTAGACGATAGTCCCGTCCGCGAAGTCGATGGTGTCGCTCTTTGCGTTGTCATTCGGGGAGAGGATGTCCCGCACCGCCGGCACCACGTTGAAGATGGGCCGCAGGTAACGCAGGGTGAAGTCCTTCGCGTTGTCTTGGTTGTCCATGTAGATGACCATGTTGCCCCGATCGTTGGCCATCAGGTGCGTGGCCGCCAAGCGCATGGTCAGCGTCTTGCCGCATTGGATTGCCCAGGGCATCGCCATCACACGCGTGGAGGGCTCGCTGAAGATGCGGATGGCGTGCGCAATCCAAGGCCACCGCTCCGGCCGATACCCGCCCTTGAAAGGCGAGTCGGGAATGTTGGTAACATTCTTGGCCAGCCACCGCACCGGGTCGGCGTTGTCGGGCGGCGTCATAGCCTTGCGGCCGATGGCCAGCAGGTCGGCGCCGTTCACTGGCTCAGGTCCTCCCGTGTCTTCCGCACCCAAGCCGCCAACGCTTCCATGGCCTTGGGCGGGTCGTTCGGGTTGCACGTCTCGCCCACCTCAACAGGAAGTTTATCCAGGCGGGCGATGACCTCTCCGACGATGCGCATCATGGCCTCCTGCGCTTCGCTCGCCTTGATGTAGTCGCGGGCCAGCAGGGCACGGCGCTCCTGCTCCTCCTCCAACGCGATCAGGGTCTTGAGGCTTTGGTTGTACGCCGTCTGGTACTTCCCCTGGTTGGGGTCGCCCATCTCCATCGCGGCCTCCCAAACCCCACGCGCTCGGCCGACCAGCCCCCGGTGCTCCTCGATCGTGTCGGCCAGGCTGCCGTCGTCGAGCTCGGCGACCTTGGGCTTGGGCGCCCCACGCTTTTTCGCGGCCGTCCGCTCTTCGCGCCAAGCCTTTGCCGCGTCCACGCTGTCACCGGGCATCCCCTCCTTGAGCAGGATGCTCACGCGCTGCGTGGTCAGACCCAAACCTGAGGCCAGTTCTTTGAGCTTTAACGTCATTTTTTGCGGGGGGCTCGGTCAACCGATGAAAAACGCGAAAAACTCGCTCTTTTTTTGGACGGGGTGTCGGAGCCACGCGGACGCCGGGGGGGGTCAAAAGAGATGCCTTTAGGGGGGGTTTCGGGGGTGTGCGCCGCCGCGTCTAGCTGCGCCTGCACGCTGGCCTGCCTGCGCTTGTCCACAAAGGCCAGCATGCCCTTGGCCTGTATGCTGATGGCCTGCTTGGTCACGCCGAACATCTCGCCAATCTCCTTGCCGTTGAGATGACCAGGTGCCCGGAGGATGAGGCGCATCAGTTCCCAGTGCCTGCGCACCCGAGGGTCACGCGTGTAGCCAAGCATCTGCACCACGTCGTTCACGATGTTGGCCACCTGCTCGCGGGAGATGAACTCGTCCTGCTCCACGCGCACGTCGTTGGGCTTGTATGCCCAGATGGCCGCCTGCTCGTAGATCGGGAAGACGTGGTCGTGCGTGCGGGCTTCGCTGTACGGGCCGGCGCCTTCCTCGCGCAGCTTGTCCTGCTGCACCTTGGGCAGGGACTTGAACCAGGCGTCGTAGCGCTTGGCGTGTTGGCGGTCCTCCTTGCTCGCCGCGTAGTCGAATCCGTTTAGACCAGGCATCAGTGGATGGGGCCCTCTGACTCACTCATCCACTCGTCCAGGAACTCCGCGTCGTACTCGCACGTAAACTTCTCGCCGTCGATGTGGACCACCATCCCGGGCCTCTGGTGCGTTTCCTTCTCGGGCGCGTTGATGCCGTATCGGTCAAATCCCGTCCCCTTCTCCTTCTCGATGTTCACGATCTCAACGACCTCGACGGCCGACACAAAGGTTGTGTCAACGTACAGCTCGCCGCG